TGGGCGGTTCAATTAAAAAAGCCCAAATAGGTCACTTTATATTATCTGTTGCTAAGTCATTAGAACAGAAAGAAAATAAAACAGCTAATGTAGCAGTTTTAAAATCTAGGTTCGGTGACGATGGGATAACCTTTGAAGATGTAATATTTGATAATTCAACTGTTACTATTGATTTATCAGAATCTGGCGGTAAAACCTTTTTACAAGCTAAAAAACATAAAACTGTTGAAAGTCAGAATAAGTTAAATGATATGCTTAAGAGATTGGATGAAGATAAAAAAACTACTTAATAATAAATAAATGTTGATCATTAAAAATAGGGGAAACCCTATTTTTTTTTGTTTTTAATTAAATATTTATAATAGTTATAATAAAGAAATACGTATGAGTAAGTTAATAAACGTTAAATTTCCATTTAAAGACAGTGTTAAGGGTTTTTTTCTTGGAATGAATGAAGATGATGATTCGGCAATAAAGTCCGATCTAATGCACCTATTATTAACTAATGTGGGTGAAAGGTATTACTTACCAGACTACGGAACTAATATTCGTAAACACATCTTTGAACCTAACGATGATATAACACATAGTGAGATAAAAAGTGAGATTAACGAAGCAATAAGTAAATACATACCAAATTTAATTGTAAACGAATTTAATATAGAATATAAAGAAGATGATGATTATTTTGCGATGATTAAATTTTACTACACAATAAGTGAGGGTGTATTTGAAAGAGATGATGAGTTAATAATCAAATTTTAAATTATTTACAAATTAAGGATTATGTTTATATTTATTGTTAAAGATAAATATAATGCGTAAAATTAATTACTCTTCTAGAAATTTCCTTGACTACAGAACCAGTCTAATCAATTATATAGAACAATATTATCCAGATATCATGTCAGATTTCAATGACAGTTCTATTGGTATGATGTTAGTGGAATTGAATGCAGCAATAGGTGATAATTTAAGTTTCAATATTGACAAGTCCTTCCAAGAAACACAATTAGATTATGCTCAAGAAAAGGAATCCATTCTGTCAATGGCTAGAACATTTGGTTTGAACATTCCTGGTAAGCGACCTGCAATAACAATAACTGATTTTAGTGTAATAGTACCAGTTTCTGGTGATAAATACGATGTAAGATATGCACCTCTAATTAGACGAGGTAGTAGAATATCTGGTGGTAATAGTGTATTTGAAACTGTTGATGATATTGATTTTTCTTCACCCTTTAATTCTGGTGGTACGCCAAACCTAATTATTATACCAAATAGAGATGCCAATCAGAATATTAAGGATTATAAATTAACGAAACGTGAAATTGTTATAAACGGAACAACTAAAATTTATAAGAAGACAATAAAGGCTAATGACGTAAAACCGTTTTCTGAAGTGATCTTACCAGATGATGATGTTCTATCAATTGAATCTGTTATTATGGTTGATGGTGATGATTACGATGTTGAACCATCACATAATGAGTTTTATGACGTTGAAAATAGATGGTTTGAAATGGAAGCTTTAGCTGAAGATATGGTTTTTATTGAAGATTTTAATAAAATAACTGATAATTCAGGGATTAAACCTGGTAAATGGGTTAGAGTTGATAAAAAATTCATAAAAGAAATTACTAATAATGGTTTTACTAAATTAATTTTTGGTGCGGGTTCTTCGGATGTTAATTCTTTAAAAGAATTTGGCGTTGGTAATACTTTAATAAATAGAATTGGTGATTTTATAAATAACAGTTCATTGGGGTTAAAACCAGTATTAAATACAACCATGTTTGTTAAGTACAGAGTAGGTGGTGGTGTTAATAGTAATATTGGTCCAAATATACTAAAGAGTGTTGATTTAGTGGATATGTTCGTTAATGGTCCTGAAAGTTCAAAAAATGTAGCAGTAAAAAAATCGTTAACTGTAAATAACCCACTACCAGCAATGGGAGGTAAAAATAGTCCATCGGTAGATGAAATAAGATATTTAATTAAATATAATTATTCTTCACAAAATAGAGCAATAACGATTAAAGACTACCATAGTAGAATAGGTTTAATGCCAGGTGAGTTTGGAGTGCCGTTTAGGTCTAATGTGTCTGAACAACAAAATAAAGTGGTTATTGCTATTTTAGGTATTGATCGATATGGTAAGTTAAGTAATCAATCAACTGACACATTAAAAAATAATATATCTGAATATTTAAGTGATTATAGAGCAATTAATGATTATGTGCAAATTGTGGATGGTAAGGTAATTAATATAGGTTTTGATATTGATTTGTTTGTTGATAAAAATCAACCAAAATCACAAATTATATCGGAAACAATAAAGTTAATAACTGAACATATGGATATAAATAAGCACGTTATGGGAACTAACATATATTTATCACAACTATATGAGGTAATCAATAATATTGAGGGTATTCTTAATGTTGTTGATTTAAAAGTATTTTGTAAAGTAGGTGGTGGGGTTTACTCTTTAAATGAGATTAACCAACCTTATCTAGATGAAGATACAAAACAAATTGATTTATTAGGTGAATTCACTTTATTCGGAGAACCAAATTCAATGTTTGAAGTAAAACACCCCGAAAAAGATGTTCGTGTCCGAATTAAATAAAAATAAATAAAGTTATGGGTTGTAAATGTAGTAGTGATAGTAAAGAAAAGAAAGTAAGTACTTTAAGTTTTGATTATATTGATATTCTTAGTTTTATTTTTGGAACAATAATGACAGTAATATTAATACCCGTTATGTGGGTAATTTTAGTTATAGCAGTGTACCAAGGAACTATTGGAAGTGGTTTCGATATAAATAAAATTATTAAATCTTTTAGTAAAAAGAAAAATAAAAGTGAAACTCCAGAAGAAGATTTAGATTTTGATAGTCTTGAGGTTATGACGAATAATAATATTAAATAAAGTAAATGGATAAAAATATTAGAATTAAGACAACCCCTGGTGGTGAGGATAAATATGTTAAGATTAATTTAGAACAAGATTTTGATTTTCTAGAAATATTATCATTAAAAATTTCACAAGAGGATGTCTATAGAAGGTTTTATTCTGATTACGGTGTTGTAGTTGGTAGAGTGATATGTAATAATGGTTTAGGGATTCCTAATGCTAAGATTTCAATATTCATACCCATTGATCCTAATGAAAGAGATGAGATTAAATCCTTATACCCTTATAATAATATTTTAGATAAAAATGAAAATGGGTTAAGGTATAATTTATTACCAAAGAATAATCAAAATAAATGTCACGTCCCAGTCGGATCATTCCCAAATAAAAGAGATATTTTAGATAATGATATTAATTTAGAGATATTTAATAAATACTATAAATATACCGCAACAACAAATAGTGCTGGTGATTTTATGTTATTTGGCGTACCAGTAGGTAATCATATTATGAATGTGGATGTTGATCTATCTGATATAGGTATTTTTTCACAAAAACCATATGATTTTATTGGTGAGGGTAACCCACAAGAACAATTCAAAAGTACAACACAATTTAAGAGTAGTAAAAATTTAAATAGTTTAACACAAGTCAAGAACCAACAAACAGGTGTCAATGTACTACCTTTTTGGGGTGAAAATAAAGAAAATGAGGTTGGTATAACTAGGATTGATATTGATTTAAATTACGATATTAAACCAAAAGCTATGTTTATTGGTTCTATGTTCGGTGATGATGATAAAAATAGTGTTAACAAAAATTGTCAAAGTCGTAAAAAAACTGGTAAAGTTTGTGATACAGTACCGAATGGTGGTAGATTAGAAATGGTGCGAAAAACATTAGATAGTCAAATTGAAAATTTTAATGTTGATGGTGGTGATCTAATTGATGATAACGGTGTGTGGGCTTACCAAATACCTATGAATTTGGATTATATGATCACTGATGAATTTGGTAAGTTAATCCCTACTGAAGAACCTAATAAAGGTATTCCTACAAGTTCAAATGTTAGATTTAAAATAGATCCAAATAGTAGTGGTGGTGAGGATAGATTAAGAACCAGAGCCAACTACCTAATACCCCATAACCCTAAAAATTTGAGTGAAATTGATTATGAGTTTGGTGAAAATACTAAGGATAGTAGTTTTACTAAATTATATTGGAATAAAATTTATACAGTTAAAAATTTCATTCCAAGGATGCAAACAAACTCAAATAAAAATAATCGAAATTTTCTAGGTCTTAAAGATGTTGATGATTGTGTTGGTAATAAAACACCAATACCATTTAATAGGTTAGATGGTGATCTTAACCCACTATATGTGGTTATTTGTATAATAATAAGTCTTATTTTATTATTACTAACATTTATTAATCAAATAATTAGTTGGCAGGTACGTATAAGAATACCATTGCCGCTTGGGAGTATTGTTGTACGTTTTAGACCTTTTTGTGGGTTATTTAATTGTATTATGATAAAATGTTTGGATAAAATATATAGACCTGGTTGTAAAAGTAGTGGGGGTAGATGTTATAGACATAGTGAAGGTATTAATGATAGTTGTAGTGTTGATGGTGGTTGTAGTGCATTAGATTGTTATCAAATAGCTTTAGCTGAAGCGTTAAATGTTTATGAATTTGATTTTTATAATGATTGGTTAAATGGTACTTTATATGGTCCTTTAATTAAATATAAATACAAAAAAAATGGTGATGATAAATTTTGTGATGTAGATGAAGAT